CCGAATCAAGCGGTACGTGAAGTCGGTTTAGAAGTTAATTCAATCACTGGTGCAGAGTTAAAAGCCAATCCGCAAAGTGTTGTAAAAAAGATCATCGGCAATGCCACAAAACAGGCGGCTTTGAAGGATGAAAATTTATCTATTAAGCCAATCTCTACTGAAGATTTACCTGAAGCTAAAAAAGCATTTGATGCAATGCCGGCTGATAAGAAACTTGATTTTATTGCGGCATTGGTCAACCAAAGCAAAGGTATTGCAGGTGGTAATAAAATTTGGGGGGCGGCATTAGAGCAGCTTGGCGGTGGCAATAAAAACTACATTGCGGCAGGAATGGCAAGGGCAAAAGGCTTTGGTTCTTCTGATGGTCGTGATGTGGCGGAGTCAATTTTAACTGGAACAGAGCTGCTTAAAAACAAGCAATTAATGATGCCGAAAGAGGACATCATGCGGCAGAAATTCACCGCTTATGCTGGGAATACTTTGCAAGGTGAAAAAGCGAATACAGCCTATGAAACATTTAAAGCAATTTATGCTGATACGATGGCTGAGCGTGGTTTTAGTCACACAACAAAAGATGCCAACCCTGATAAAAGCATTCTAAAAACTGCTTTGGAAATGGCAACAGGTGGGGTTTATAACCAGCCTGATGATTATCGTAATTATCGTGGTGTCAAAACGTCAAGTTGGAAAGTAACGAAACCTTATGGCATGTCAGATGAAAAGTTTGAGAATCGATTAGAAGATGGTTATGCCAGAATTTCAGAGCAGACAGGCATTAGTGTATCAGACCTTCAAGGTTTCCGATTGGTTCAGGGCAAGCCGTCAGATAAGGGCGAAATTCAATATGATTTAATCAATGAGCAGGGGCAGAAACTCATCAAAGATAATGCTATTTGGCGTGTCAAAATGCATGGGGTTACGAAATGACTTGGTTTAATGACTTTGCCGATGATGAAACCTTAGCAATTGAAGAATTGCAGAAGAAGCCGCTTAAACAGATGCCGCCTGTTAAAAAAGAAGTTGGCTTGTTTGATGGTGCAGCTTCAAGTCCTTTGCGTGGTGCAGCGGCAGGCTTTGCTAAAGCGGCGGATACATTGGCAGCACCGATTGACCGTGTTATTGATCACTTAACTTATTCAATCAATGATGAAGATGATTTTTCTAAGCCATTGGATGTGCGAAAAGAAAGTCCAGGTGAGTATTTAGATCGAAAGGATGATGCTCGAAATGAGCTTATTCTGGGCGCAGTTGAGAAATTAGAGGATAAGCAGAACACAGGCACTATAGGTCAGATTGGCTTTGGTGTTGGTGATTATGCAACTCGTGCGTTAATTGGTAGTTTGGGCGGTGGCGTAGTTGGATCGGCCGCATTAACAGGCACGTCCGAAACCAATTATAAATACACTGACTTGACCAATAAAGGCGTGGATAGCGGCACGGCTGCAAAGGTGGCTTTGGTGGATGGTGGTGTTGCTGCGGTATCAACGGTATTGCCGATTTCATACGGCTTAAAAGGTGTTGGTGGTGTAGCAAAAGATGCCGCTTTATCGATTGGTGGCGCAACTGCTTTATCCACCGCAGGGCAAGCGGCAAGCGGGGGAATACTTCAATCAGGGGGTTACGACAAACAAGCCAAAGAGTATCAAGTCACTGGTCAAAGTATTGGAACTGACCTTGCATTAAATGCCTTGTTGTTTGGTGCAGCACGTGGCTATTCGCATTATGCGGATAAGCAAATTCAGCAAGAACTTGAGACATTAAATAAGGATGTAGATCAGAAAGCAACGGTGGTGCAAAGTGCGCTGGCAGTCAATCGGATGGAATTTGACGATGCTGCAAGTCCTGTAAAGTCAGCCGCCCCAGTGCAGCAAAATAACCATCTTAAAAACCTAAACCATGCCACAGAAAACCTGAAAGCTGGACGACCAGTGAATGTGATTCATGAAGTCAAAGGTGAAGAAAAGCAAAAGCCTGTAAATTATGAATCTATGGCTTTACCGACCAATGCAAAAACAATTGCACGTAAAGCACAGCAAGAGGGTATAGACCCAAGTGTTGCATTAACGATTAGTCATATTGAAACAGGCGGTTCATTTAGTCATACAGCTAAAAATCCAACATCAACAGCGCATGGATTATTTCAAATTCTCAATAAAACTTGGAAAGGTCAAGGCGGCGGTGATCGAACCAATGTGGATGAGCAAATTAAACAGGGCTTAAAACATATTAAGAATGCCAATGCATCTATGCGTAAAAGTCTTGGACGTGAACCAGTAGCGCATGAACAATATTTGGGTCACTTACTTGGACCAGGGGTGGCAGCAAAAGTTTTAAAGGCTGATCCTAATGCACGACTGATTGATGTTGTGCGCAAATACGATTCTGAGAATGCCAATGCCATTGTGAACAATAACGGCATGTCTGGCTTAACGGTGGGGCAAGCGATCGGTAAATGGCAAACTAAGTGGAATAGTTTAAGCTCGCGTTATGGCGGTAATGGAACAAGTACAGCCGTTGGCATGGACGGCTCAAGTTATGATGTGGCAGCAGAAATACGTCCACTGTCTGAATTGATTACGTCCAACGATGCGCTCTATGGGGTGAATCCTAATTATCCAGCAGAGCTACAGCCACGTGACCGTACACGTGCAGCGTCACGCCAGCAGATTGAAAGTATGGCAAATGATCTACGCCCTGAATGGTTAGCAGATTCGCCTAAATTATCCGATGGTGCGCCAATTATAGGTTTGGATGGTGTGGTTGAATCGGGCAACGGTCGCACATTGGCGATTGGCAAAGCCTATGCAGAGGGCAAGGCGGATGCATACTTAAAAATGGTCAATGACTATGCTGCAACTCGTGGCATGGATATTTCAGGCATAGATCAGCCTGTATTAGTGCGTACACGCTTAACTGATACTGACCGTGTGCAATTCACCAAGTTAGCCAATGAAGCTGATGTAGCGCAATTCAGCGCACCTGAGCGTGCTAAAACCGATGTTGACCGCTTACCCGATGCCTCACTTATCAATGTGAATAATGATGGCTCAATCAATCTTGATCAAAGCATGGGCTTTGTACGTGGATTTATTGACCAATTGCCGCAGTCAGAACGTGCAAATATGCAAACACCTGACGGTCGATTGTCTCAAGATGGTAAACGCCGCATTGAAACCGCTTTGGCGCAAAATACTTATGGCGACGGTAATTTGGTTGCTCGATTGTCTGAGAATTTGGACGATGACAGTAAGAATGTTTTGAATGCTTTACTACGTGCATCGCCGCAATTGTCGCAACTTGGCGGACTGGTCAAGCAGGGTGGTCGGCATGCCAATACGATTGCAACAGACTTGGCACAAGCAGCGCAAAAATTGAGTGATATTAAAGCCAGTGGTCAAACAGTACGTGATTATTTAGATCAAGGTCAGTTAATTGATGACGGTTTGAGCGTAGGCGCACGTGATTTCTTAAACGTATTTGATGCCAATAAACGCAGTGTCAAAGCTATTGGCGAGCATATTCAAAGCAAGATTGATGAAATTGACAGCATGGGCGACCCAAGACAGGGGAGCTTGTTTGGTGAAGAATTAACACAGGTAAAATCGGTACAAGATCAAATTGTTGAAATGCTCAGCAACTCAAGCAAATACGGTGCTGATTATATCAACGATGCTGCAAAAGTTGCCGCAAGTGTTTATCACTCTACAGCTAAAAAAATGGGCATCACGGCGGATGAGCTTTTTGCACGCTTTCCGATGCGGATTGCAGATTTAGATCAATCTAATTCTACTTACAAGCAAAGCACCCTAGAGCGACAAGAGGTTGATGCTGAAAATCCGAATATTTATCACCAGTCCAAAAGTGGCGTTCAAAGTCTTGATGATTTTGAGAAGCAAGCCAAGGAAATAGGCGTAGCAGTATCAGTGCATGAGAACGGCGATATCATAACCCTAAGCAAAATTGTTGTTTCGCAAAACGAACGCGGCACAGGCAAAGGTAGCAACCTAATGCAGCAGTTAATTGATTATGCCGATGCGAATAGTAAGCATATTGCATTAACGCCATCTGGTGATTTTGGCGGGAATGTTTCAAAACTAAAAGCGTTTTATAAGAAGTTTGGTTTTGTTGAGAATAAAGGTAAAAACAAGGTATTCCAAACATGGGAAACAATGTACAGGGAGTCTGCCGATAAAACCTTGCATCAAGACGGCACGCGCGGCTCTATCACTTTTAGCCCCGCTAAAGATGGCTCAACAATTACGCTAAACAAAGATGCCGATTTCTCTACCTTTGTGCATGAGCTTGGGCATCATTTCTTAGAAATGCACATGCAGCTTAAAGAGCAAGGGGCATTGCCGCAAAACCTAAGCAAAGATATGGATGTGGTAATGGATTGGGCGGGGTTATCTGGTGCTAAATTTAAGGATTTAACGCCTGAGCAGTCACTAAACTTGCATGAGAAATTTGCCGAAACTTTTGAGCAATATTTATCTTCTGGCAATGCACCAACGCCAGAGCTTAAAGATGTGTTTAACCGGTTTAAATCTTGGATGATACAAGCCTATAAAACTTTGCAATCATTAATCATGCAAACGCCTAGAGCAGAGTTATCACAAGACATTGTTGCTGTAATGGATAGCATGCTTGGGGCTGAGCAAGTGCGCGTGACTTCGTTGTTTGACGATGTTTTGGAAGGAGATGCGGTGGCGAATACCATCATGCAAAATCCTGATCAGCATATCAGTGTGACTCGTTATGATCCTGATGGCAATGCAGAAGAAATTACCATGACTTTGCGTGAACGCTTGGATGAATTAGAAGCTGAAGCGAAACAAGCGGAACAAGACACACTTGCCACACAAACCGCAATTAGCTGTGCTTTACAGTTTGGAGAATAATTAATGAAAGAACAATGCAAACAAGCTGTAGCGCAAGCACTAGGCAAGGCTTCATTAAATCAACAGGAAGCAAAGCAAATCGAACAGCGCATTAAAGATGCGATGAAATCCTTGGCTAAAAAAGACCTTGATGCTTGGCGTAATTTATCTGAATCTGAAAAGCTGATACAAGCCAGTGAGCAGGTTGCAATTGATATTCAAGTGCAATTAAAACGCAAGCATAAAATCGCAGCGCATGACATTCTCACTCAATCTAAAAACTTGGCACAGCTTGACCATGCAACTTTATCAGCCAGTGAAGTTGTAGACCGCATGGTTGCACCGCATGGTGATATGTCGGGAGTTCAATCATTGGATTCAAAAGCACGTGCAATTGCAGCTATTTACCGTGGTGACTTGGTTGACTTCTACACCAACATTAAAGGCGGCTTAGGTGTATTTACTGACAAGGATTTAGTTCAAAAAATTGTACGTGAACGCTTTGGTCAAGATACTGGCGATGCTTTGGCTAAAAAAATATCCGACAAGATGGGCGATGTATTTGAGGGGATGCGTGAACGCTTCAATCGATCAGGCGGTGATATTGGAAAGCTTGATGATTGGGGTTTACCGCAAACGCACAACCTAGAAAAAATTGCAGTAGCAGGTAAACAAGCTTGGGTAGATAAAGCTGAGAATCTGATTGATACATCAAAGTACGTGCATGAAGATGGTACATTTTATTCACAGCAAGAAATACGTGATTTACTCGAATACTCGTTTGATACGCTCACAAGTAACGGCGCAAATAAAACAGAAATAGGTCGTCAATCATTTGGTGGCAATTCAAAAGTAACCAGCCGTCATTCTGAAAGTCGTGTGCTGCATTTTAAAGATGCTGATGCCTGGCTAGATTATCAATCTGATTTTGGTGGTATGCCTTTTGTGGACTTGGTGGAAGCACACGTAAACGGCTTATCTAAAGATATTGCACTTGTAGAAAGTCTTGGAAGTAGTCCTAAAAATGCCATGCGTATTTTAATGGATGCAGCAGGAAATAAAGATTGGCTCAAAGGTATAGATGCGAATAGCACAGGAAAGTCACGTAAACGCGCACAAACGATGTTTGATGAATTTACAGGGCAGAATACACCACAGTCCGAAGTGCTAGCCAATTTAGGCTTGGCGTATCGCTCTATGAACGTTGCAGCTATGTTGGGTGGTACAACTCTATCAAGCATTACAGATCAAGCTATGATTGCCAAAACTGCTTCGATTCACAATATTGCTTTTCGTAAAACATTCGGTGAATTGCTCACACAGTTAAACCCAAAAAATAAAGAAGATCGGGAATTAGCACACAGTTTAGGTTTGGCCACTGAGGAAATGCTCGGCTCTATCAATCGTTGGGCTGATGATGGGTTGACTTCTGTACATGGTAAGTCGCAAAAACTGGCACGTGTGTCGAGTGGCATAGCATCTCAAGTTATGCGTGTATCTGGACTGAATGCTTTAACAGCCGCTTCAAAAGTTGGCTTTACTAAAATGCTGATGGAGAAATACGGACGTTTAAGCCGTGATAAAGCATGGTCTGAATTGAATACCAATGACCGTGAAATGATGGAAAAAACAGGATTGAGTGAACGAGCGTGGGAAGTCATGCGCTTGGCTGAACCTGTGATTGATAGAAAGGGCAATCAGTTGATGTCAGCACGATCTATCTATGAAATTCCAGATGAGCAATTAACCAAGTTTGGAGACCCTCAAAAAGTCAAAGATGAAGTTGCTTCAAGTTTTCAAGCCCACTTGTTAGATGAGCAAGGCATGGCTGTAATTGAGGCTGGGTTACGTGAAAGAACATTCATGGCACCTGGCATGAAAAAGGGAACAGCTATGGGTGAGATTGTAAAATCCATGCTGCAATTTAAATCGTTCTCGGCAGCCTTTTTAATGCGTCATGGTTCTCGTGCAATGGCTCAGAAAACAGTACAAGGTAAAGCTACTTATGCTGCTTCATTGATCGCTATGACCACAGTTTTAGGCGGTTTGGTTGTTCAGTTAAAAGAGCTGGTAAATGGTAATGATCCTTCTGAAATGTGGGATGGTGAAAAATGGTATACAGCCGGTATTGATTCAGATTTCTTCAAACGCTCATTTGTGGCAGGTGGTGGCTTGCCAGTTTTGGGAGATATTTTAGTTGCTGGTACTGATACCAGTGGTCGTGATGCAACCGACTTTTTAGGTGGGCCATTCGGTTCGGACTTCAAAACCATATTAAATTTAACAGTAGGTAACGCCACTCAAGCAGCCAATGGTATTGACACTAATGCAGGCAATGAAACATTTAAATATTTGAAAGGAAAAATACCTGCTCAAAACTTGTGGTATACAAAAGCTGCAACAAACCGTTTAATTTTTGATGAATTTCAAGATATGATTGCACCTGATTACCGTCAAAAGCTGCTACAAAAAGCAGAAAATGAACACGGTCGGACGCGTTGGCTAGGCGATGATTGGGGTGACATTCAGGCGCCTGATTTTGAGAGGGTTGTGGATTGATTAACTGGAAATACAAAGATAAATATTATTATTTTGATATTGTGCCGGCGCTTGGCATTATTGCGTTTTTATTTGGTGCGCCTGCTCTTACTATGTGGGGAAATAGCATTAATATTAATTGGCTTTCACCTTGGAATCTTATTGTTGTTACTTTAGCTATTTATTTGATTTATAAAAACTGCATCAATGAATACGAACCATATTATTTTGATGCTTCAGGCAAAAAAGTTATTGGTGAAAAACCAAAAGATTAAACACCCAACAAAACGCACCACAAACCCTCGTAGATTGTTGATATATACGAGGGTTTTTATATGTCTATCGAAAAGAAAGTTGGTCACTTAAAGCCTGAAACAAAAGAAAAGCTTGAGCTTTGTTTGGAAATGGCAGCGGCAGATACCGTTGATTTAATGACAGAGGCTTACAGCAAAGACTTGTTTGATAAAGAGGGGCGTGGCGATAAAGTTTGGCTGTATAAGGGTGCTAAAGAAGCCTTGACCTGTATGGAAAAACTCAAGCGCATTCTCAATGATGATGAATTGTCTGTGGGCGACCCAAGTAATCGACAAATTACGCCTGAGATGCAGGCAGCAAAGATATTGGAGTCTGTGGCTCAGAAGCTAGAAGAACGTAAACAGCGTCCAAGTTAAGCCATGATTCAAGTCAGCTTTGCTGCGTTCTATCTCGTTTATGCTGAAACGCTTAACTGGGTCGTTCCTGATTTCCATTTAGATGTCTGTGATTTCTTGGAGGATTACGGCACGCTTGGCTTATTGATGATGCCTCGTGGTCACGGTAAATCAACGATTCTTGATATTTATAACGCATGGAAGCTTTATAACAATCCTAATCATTTAATTCTACATCAAGGTGCAACCGATCCCGATGCCTACAAAGTCAGTCGTGGTACAGAGCAAGTATTAGAACGGCATCCGCTTTGCCAATTATTCAATATTAAAAAAGAACGCGGTGAGACTCAAAAGTGGTGGGTGACTGGTTCAAATGATGTGCGTCATGGTTCGATTCATGCACGTGGAATCCTTTCAAACGTTACTGGTTCGCGTGCTAACGAAATCCAAAACGATGACGTGGAAGTACCATCCAATATTGGTACACCAGAAGCGCGTGAAAAGCTGCGATATCGACTTTCTGAACAAACACACATTCTGATACCAGGTGGGCAAAAACTATTTGTCGGCACACCACACACGCATGATTCACTCTATACGCACATTCAAAAAATAGGTGCTAAATGTTTGGTGCTCAAAATGTTTGAACATGAAAAACGGTTTGAAAATATAGCCGAAGCAATTATTGATTTTGACCCACGTTATATTTTTAGTGGTATTGGCGCAAATGCAAGATTGCTTAAAGATGGCATTGATTATACGTGTATTCAGCAGGGCAATATCTACAGGATTGTATTTAAAGAATCGCATTTTCTTATTGATATTTACGGTGAGGCTTTATGGCCTGATAGATTTACACCGAAAGTCATGGAAGATCGGCGTAGAGAATGCCGCACGCTTAATGAATGGGATTCTCAGTATCAATTACACGCTAAACCCACAGGTAACGTGCGCCTTGACCCTGACAAAATGATTGTTTATGACTGTGAGCCAACTTTAAAACGCGCCAATGGCAAACACATCATGATGCTGGGTGAGCGTCAGATTGTTGGAATGACTGCACGATGGGACCCATCATCGGGCAAACTTAAATCGGATATTTCATCGGTGGCATTGGTTCTGCATGATGACTTTGGTGTGAAGTATTGGCATAGATCAATAGCGTTGAATGGTGAGGTGATTACGACTGATGATCATGGTGGTATTACAGGTGGGCAAGTTTGGCAGCTATGCGACTTGATTGAACAATTTCACATACCAAAAATCACGGTTGAAATTAATGGCATTGGTAATTTTGCACCAGCTTCTCTTAAAGCTGCATTGAAGAAAAGGCAAATCCGTTGCGGTGTTTCAGAGCATCATTCTGTAGGACAAAAAAACAAGCGCATTCTTGATGCCTTAGAAGGCCCACTGGTTTCAGGGTTGCTATGGGTGCACGCCTCTGTTGTTGATACAGATCAAGGTGAGAATACATCGCCACAATATAAGAAAATGCGCATGTTCAATCCAGCGATTACGGATCAAGAAGATGATGAGCTGGATTCATTGGCTGGTGCTGTAACTGACTCACCAGAACGCATCGGAAAAATACACAGACAACTTGAAGCGAATGAATCGCCTAATTGGAGAACAAACGGTGGTGAGATTGAAGCCACTTTGGACTTTAATAATTAGGTGATGAAATGGCAGTATCAGAGCAAACGCCGTATATAGAATATGTTGCAAATGGGGTGGCAACAAATTATCAATTAGAATTTGATTGCGAAAAAAAAGAGCATTTAATCGTAACAATTGATGGTGTGGAGCCGAATATATCCGATTGGTCACTTTTGTCTGGTTCGGTAGTATTCAGTTTTGTGCCATCTAATAATCTAAAAATTATTATTCAGCGAAATACACCGTTCCGACGTGATGAAGACTTTCAAAGCTATGATAATTCCTTTCGTCCACCCGGAGTAAATAATGGGTTCGATAAAATCTGGCTTAAACTTCAGGAACTAGGCGTAGCAGACTGGATTTTAAGTAATCGCATTAATGATCTGCGTGCTTATGTTGATAAGCAAGATAATGTCTTGCAAGACAATATTGATAGCTTAAAAAATTATGTTGATGACAAGGATGATGAACTTCGAAATTATCTTTTAAATGCAATTCAGGAACAAGGCGTTGCGCTTGATCAACTGGAAGAATATTACAGCTATCTAATGCAGCAACTCGCACAAGTCGTAATTGATCGCGGTTGGGCTGCTTCATTTATCGTATCGGCGGATGGATCAACGCAGCAAGAAATCAACGATTTTGGTGGTGCTAAATGGCGGAATAAGCCGCTTGGGTATGATATTGGCTCTACCGTAAAGCTTGAAAATGGCGACATTGTAAAAAGTACTATTCCGAATAATACAACTAACCCAAATGTTGATATGTCGGGTTGGGTTAATCCCAGCACAACTATAAAAACATTGGATTACTTTGGGGGTAGTATCGAACGTGCATCGGATTGGGTTAAACAATCAACATCAAACTTTGTAGAAATCCCACCGAAAGAATTCACACTCTCTCGTCCGATACAGTATTTCAATAGATTTATTTGCAGGGTTGGTCGAGCAAAAATCAATGTTCCTACGACAACAGACTTGGACTATGGCTATATCGCGTCAGGGGAGGTTTTGCATATTGATGGAGTGGACTTTTATATCGAAGGGCATCGCCTTGGGGTAGATGCTAACTCATATAATCGCGTATTCATGACAAATCGAGCGAATTACCCTTGCGTTTCAGTACACCTTAAAAACATGAATATTTACGGTATGAAGGATGGGGCGTATGTTGACGATGTCGGTAAAACTCGCTGCGTTAGTTTTATTAGTTTCTCGGTGAGAATGCGACAGGAAATCCAACACATTAGAACTTTTGGCTTACGAAGTTTTTGTGACGCAATCTCAAGCAATCCCGATGCAACTCATGACGATTTTGATGTGATGTGCGTAAATGCTGAGACAGGTTTATACTACCCTCCTTCCACTTGGCTTGCTGGCAGTGTGAAAAATATAAAGTTGATTAACACAGCGATGGAGCAAACGTATTTTATCGGTATGAATGCAGGGATTCACAATAACGGTAAAGATGCCGTGATGAATGCTGCGACTTATACCGTACCTTTGGCTGTTGATGATATTTATGCGAAACGCGCAATAGAGCGTTCTATTTACATACAAAGCCCTAATGCTCAAATCTCAAATATTGTGGACGAGGATTCTTATAGTGCAGGT